TAGTCATAATAAGATTTGTTTTTGCTGGCATAAAAAATCCTTTCTACCCATAATTATTAAAGTATTGGGTTAGCGGCTATACTCTGTCGTATAGTCGGTGTAAAAAAATCACTGGAATAATTGGATGTTCTGAGCAATAGCTGCCTGTCTTTCAGATGGGTCTTTGATTGCTTCAATATCCTTCTTTGTCATACTTCCCGGCGTCTGCTGCTGTCCAACATGAGTGGTAAATCTTGCCTGATTCTGCTGAGCCTGTTGCTGACTTTCATCTACAAAAGCGGATGCGTCAGACTGTTTCATCTGCTCAATCAGGTCGTTCAGTCCGAGAATTTTGCCATCTTTCAGCTTCAATCCTGCTTCTTTGATGTCTGCCATAACAGACTTCTTAGCCGCTTCACTGGAAAACTTAACATCGTCGAGTGCTGTCTTCAGTGCATCTGAGAAATCACGGTCATAGATTTTCGCATTAAACTCTTTTTCTGCATCCTCCGCTTTTTTCTTCCATCCAGCAAGCTCAGTCTGGATATTTGCTGGGTCGATACCGTCAAAACTTTTTAAAGTTTCTTCTGCTGTCTCAGCACGTTCTTTCCAGTCATCACGTTCACCCTCGACTTTCGACAGAGCTTTTGCTACTTCCTTTGCATTTTTGTAATGCTCAGAGAGTGCCTTCTTAACATCTGCCTGTTTATCCTCCGGGATTTCGATTCCAAATGATTTTAATGTGTCAATAAGTTTCTGCATAACATCCTCCTGGTCGTGTTTATTGACCTGCCGCCGCAGGTAAATGGATTAAGCCAGTTAGACCACTGGCAAGGTAATCGGAAAGGGTGGAGTTGAACCACCGACGTCAAGAACTATGCGCTCTCCGCTCTTCCAACTGAGCTACATTCCATTATGCTTTTTGGGCGCACGGCAGCCATCAGGGTAAGCAATAACCTTTTCCCATGGGAGAGTAATCCACCCAAGCCAGAGACCACCTGTGCACAGATAGCGTAACTTTAAGCAGATTAATTGCAGGAGACGGATTTGAACCGCCGCTCTCAATGGTATGAACCTTGTGAGATTCCACTTCTCCATCCTGCGATGTACATGTTTGGAAGAACCATTTCAGCACGTTCACTTATTGACTACTAGAGGAAGTCACTCTACCACCGATAAACAGTACGCATTCGGAACTCGGTTATACATTCCTGCGCACTGCCCTGTGCTTTTCCTACCACCAAACTTTCAGTCTCCAAACAAGCGGAACGCCCGGAATCGAACCGGAGACCAGAGCATGACTCTGTCAGTTTGCTACTAGCGTACATTCCACATAACCCGGATTCCCGGGTTAGCAAGGTGTTTAACGTGTCATGCCTGCCACGAGTTGTTTCGGATATTTATTTCTTTTTTTAAAGAAAAGTATGAATAACAAAAACCTTAATCAAGGAGGTAAGCCATCTTGCGTGCCAGATGACAAATACGCACGGCAGGATTCGAACCTGCTTAACTTTCCATTAAGCGTGCGCACCAGCTACTAAATTAAAGAAAGGAGGATTAAAACGAAAATGTCAAAAACAACCGTTTTACTTGTGCTTCCTGCTGCACAATTACATTATAACAGATTTCTTTTAACTACCTCTCTACCACTTTTGTGTTTTTAGAGCATATCACGGAGTTTTTCCACGTATCTCTTGACAAGATCACGTTCCTCCCGGCATTCTGCATCCTTTGACATATCGCTCATTTCTGTTGTGAGTTCGTCTAGATGTTCTTCCAAAGCGGCAAGCATTTTTCTCTTGCAGTCTTCAGACTTGCCGGAACGATAGCTCTGTTTCTGCGTCATGTAATCGTCATAAGCATCTCGCCCATCAGAGCGGCTGTAATGCCCTCTGACATAATGTTCACCACGTCTGGCATAAGAACTACCTCTGTCGTAATCCGGCATCATTCTGCCATCATTTGAACTGTATCTCCCCATGCTGTCACGTTTTCTTCCACGTTCGCTGTAATCGTCATTGTATCCGCCACGCATCTCATCAAGGACAGTGTTGTAGTATTCCACCTTTTTGTCCCAGTACTGTGTGTTCTTTATATCTTTGTACATATCAATCAGTTTGTATGTCATTTCCAGATTTCCGGTGGTTAGCCCATTATCAGCAATTTTGGACAGTTCGTCTTCGATTCTTGCACATAAGTCTTTAATGTCTCTCATAACTGCACCTCCTACGCTTCTCTAGTCACGACAATGTTTGCGTTCGCAACAGAAATTGCCTGATCGCTTGTGTTCTCTATTGCGATATTAACGCAGCATCCGCGAGGTACATCAATATAAATGCCAGAGGACACATTGTTGTACTGGTCTACTGCTGCCGGTGTGGAAATCATCTGAGAAGAAAGAACCGGCTCGCCAGAGATTGCAATAGCCAGAGAAATAGCTTCAACAGTACCGCCTGTTGGAATTGCGATATTGCCAGAAAAATCCACGAAAAATCTCGCTTTACACTGGTTAGTCAGTCCTCTCAGTGTGATAATTCCACTTCCCTCTCTGTGCTGAATGCAGTTAGAACCTTTAACTGCTGTGTTTGAAAATACTACGTTTCCATTTGCTGCTACAGTCTGAGCAGCTACATTTGTAAATTCTGCCATAAAGAATACTCCTTTCATATAACAAAGGGCAGGTATCAGCCTGCCCATCTGTGTAATACGGCATAAGCCGACATTCGAATCAATCGAAAGATACTCTCAATATGAAGTTGTTAACAATTGCATCCGGTGTTGCATCCGCATCCACATCCGTAATATGTGTTCGGGTTAGGAACCTGATATGCCGGAATCGGCGCCGGATTGATTGCATTAATGAGCTGCTGTGTCTGTGAAGCCATTGCAGTTGTGAGAAGTGCACTCTGGCGGTCCTGAGAAGCGGCACGTCTGAGGTCATTATTTTCAGCCTGAAGAGAAGAAATCTTTTCATTGCAAAGATAATCAAGAATCGCTCTTGTTCCGGCGTTCTGGCTGTCGATAATGTCTCTTGTATTGCTGTTCATGGTGTTCTGGATTGCACAGGTGTTCTGCGCCATGTTGTAGTTCACACCCTGGATAGCTTCCCTGGTTTCACAACAACAGTTCGCAAGCTGTGCCTGTAAAGCATTGGTGTTCTGCATATTTGCTACAGTATCAGCATTAATTGCCTGCTGGATGCCAAAGCCGGTCTGCATGATGTTGGTGTTGATTCCATTGAATCCAGTAAGCATACCGTTATTCATGGCATAAAAGCCATCGCACAGGCCGCTATTGATTCCGTCAAGCTTGCTGATTACCGCGGAATTGTCAAATCCTCTCTGAATATCTGCCTGAGTAGCTGCTGTGGCTGCATATCCGCCGCCATTGCCATTATTGCCCCAGCCGTTGTTTCCCCATCCGCAGAATACGAACAAGAAGAGCACGATAAGCCACCATGCACCATCTCCGCCAAACATGCCGTCATTATTTCTACCGTTTCCAGTAGCGGCGGCAATATCTGCTAAGCTATAATTTCCATCCATAGTTATAATCTCCTTTATTGTATATTTACATCAATCTGGCCAGATTGTAATGTACTATTTCATTCCTTTCAGCATGTGCTGGAATTGCCCTGCCATCTGCTGAACCTGATTAAGCTGTTGCTGAGAAATCTTCCCAGACTGTAACATCTTCTCAACTTCTGCTTTCGGGTCTCCCTTGAAATTCTGCTTAAACTGCATAAACTGCTGTATCATCTGCATTGGTCCGTTTCCCTGCGGCATCCCACCGCCAAGCGCGTTAAATAATGGATTACTCATCTGCATTTCCTCCCTTGGTTGCTGACTCCTGTACGGCATTAGCTCTAACAGGTTCAGAAAAAGAATTTAATCGGTTTATGATAGTTTCGTATTTGCCCTTTAAATCATCGTATTCCTGTCGTGTGACATATTTACTGTCCATGTTTTGAACAGGCTGTTTAGGTGGCATCTGAGTGCCTATTTCGTGATACTCAAACGTCCGTAATGGCTGTGGCATACCGGAAACGTCTGTGGATTTTATATAAAATTTCTCTGATTCTGAATCCATCAGTAAAACGCTTGTCCCGGGTGCTACCAGATAGGATTTTGCGCCGACTTCGCCGGATACCCACAGGATGCCATTGTTATTCTGTTGTGGTTGCTGCACTGGTTGAGCCGGCATCTGGACAGGCTGTTGCTGGAACTGATTTATCTGTCCCGGAGCGCCAAAACTGTATTGATAAGGATTGTTATATAATGCCATCTTATGCACCACCTTTCTGGTTATATTTTTGCATAGATATATCATTCTAAAAAGTTCAAAAAAGTATCGAAAAAGTATTGACATACCACCAGATTGGTGGTATTATATAATCATCAAAGGAACGGAGGAAATAGAAATGAAGAAATACAACTTATCAAAAATCATGAAAAGAGCATGGGAACTGGTTAAAAAGTCAGCATTAACTATATCCTCCGGTCTTAAGAAAGCATGGGAGGAAGCGAAAACAATGGAACAAAAATTAGTTGAACTCGTCGGAAGTCCAAAGCAGATTGCATGGGCTGAAGATATAAGAAAAAACATGATTTCATATTTATCTGCTCTCGTTAGAAAATACGAAGCTGAAGACAGACCTGCTCGCGCAGAAAAAAGAGCTAAAGACATGGAGATTCTTAGCAACATCAAAGAAGCTTCATGGTTTATCGAAAATCGCAGTTATGCCGTATATTCTACAAATTATGATTCAAGTGATTTAAGCGAATTAATGGCGAACCGAAATGAAATGAATTTATATGAGCGTATACATAAATACGTCAAAGAACATTGATAGAAAAGGGGGGCGAAATGTATGTATAAATATAATCAATCTGAATTTGAATCCATGATGGATGAATTAATGCATGATTTCAAGAAAGGCTGTGGAAAATCTGACGCCGAACTTGATGTAGCTTACAAAATCTTAAATCCCTCTCCTGTCGGCGGGTTTGTTGACAGCCTCGTTAAAATGGATAAAGATTATAGCACGAATCTATGGGAGATCAAGCGAAAACAGATCAAAAGTTTTATACCTGAATGCGACGGATACCAGTTAGACGACATCGTGGCCTATTGCCGTGCGAAATTCTTTAAAGAAGAAGTCGATCGTATCATATATGATAATTCTATCGCTGAAGAATGCGATGTTTGTGTATATGCGGACGGTACTATATTAAGTCCGGAATGGCCATATTTATGTGCAAAAGTATATGTGAGCATTAAATGGATTGACGAAGGTAAAACCAGTTATACCCGTATTTTTCCATCCGCGGTAGGATTCATGTCTTACAAAACAAAAGGATCTATGGAAGATGATCTGAAACAAAAAGAAAATATGTCCACCACGGAAATGCGTGAACACTTAAAGATATCCCGAGCAGAATTCTCAAGGAGGTACAACATACCGATTAGAACGCTCGAGAACTGGGAATCCGGAAAGAGCAAATGCCCGGATTATGTGAGACAGTTGTTAGAGCGAGCTGTCTTGGAAGATTGCGAAGTGAAATAGGAGGCGTGTAAAATGATTAAGAGAGTAAAACTTGAAACCATTTACAAAATGGCTAAAGAAGATAACGAGGAAATAAAAGCTCGTAAACTTTTCCCGGACGGATGGGATGAAAAAGTCTACGATTATTATAACAAATTGTCGAAAGATTCATACGACGTTGAAATGTTCATGGGATTTCTGGGTGGTGAAGATTCACCGCTAGAAATGGCGTACGCATACAGGAGAAACATGTATATCATGCTGTACACAATGAACGCAACAGATACGATAGCATTTGTGGATGGTGAATATGATATATTCTACATCGTATCAAAAGACGGCGACGATTATAACAGCTGGGAGTGGTGTTTCACAAACAATATTGACCCGATCAAATATAGGGGCGACGACGGAGACGAACCGGTCCCGGAATGGCTCATAAAAAAATACGAAGAACAAATAAAACCAGAATAAAAATAAGCCCCTGGGAGATAGTCCCGGGGACTTTTTGTCGTATCAACACACTTTAATTATTTTATTATTCACCCGGCGGCTCAATCGTTTCGCCGTGGATATACTCACATTCATCTGTTCAGCACAGTATTCAAGAGTGTGTTCCTGACATCTCAGCCGGAATAATCTTTCTTCGTCCGGTGTGAAATTACACTCTAACAAGAACCTGTCTATATCTTTCTTAGTGAACACATATAATTTCATGAGCATACCCCTTATTAATGCAATTAACGCTGATTCTGTGCAAGATACTCCGTGAGCTTCTGCTTTGTTTTTTTTAACTCCTCGACGTTGTTTCCGCTGATCTGACTGTCTAGCATGGTCGATAACACTTCCAGGATTAATGAGTCACGTTCTGCAATTCTCTGAAGACTCTCGTAATCTCGCCTATCATGTTCTTCCAGTCTCTCCACTCGTTTGTTAAGTCGAAACGCCGGTGTAATCCACTTAAAGATTACGGCTGCCGCACCTCCGACAATAGACACCCCTCCGCAGATAGAGAGGAAAATCTGTACAAATTCTGATATGCTCATTTAGTTACTCCTTCTCCCAGTAATATACCGGGATCTCATTACCGCTATCCCATGTATCGAAATATTTTCCCTCTTGCACTGTCACTACATGACCATCTATGCAGAGAATGTATGTACCTGTCGGATGGTCTGTACAGAAGTCGTTGACTGTATAGATATATTGTTCTGACTGTTCAATCAGTTTGCGTCTGTACCCATGTTTATAGAGGTACGCACCCCAGACATAGTTTGCACTCGGCATATCTGACAGAGTGCACGCCTGTATCATTAATCCGGCGAATACCGTTTCCCAGTCCTGCCCGGTCGCTTTGCATATTGCCCGGACAACGCAATCTCCGGTTCTCTTACCCTTAACAGGATTTGGATTGAAATATTCCCATCTGTCCATCAGTCAATCCCCTTTGCTGTCTTATATCGCTTTGCCGCTCCTCTGGCTTTTGCGGCGTTCTGGCGGTTCCACTTCGCTATCATGAGTCGGTCTTGCAATTCCCTTAAGCCGTTCTGCTTACAGTAATCTTTGTATGCAGCATTTTGTTTCTGTAAAAGATAAGACTTCCGGTCAAGGTCTTGTTGGAGTGCGAATTTCGCCTTTTCATTTGGTGCATTGTCAACTCCTGCTTGCAGTCCAAGAACCTCTCTCTTCGTTTTGCGGATTCTCCGTTCGTAAGTACGTTGTCTCTGTTCTTTTTCATACTGTTTTCCTTTGTTGGCTTTGTCCTGTGCTGATAGTTCTGCATAGGGATTAAATTCTCCATCACTGGCTCCGAAACTATGCCGACAGTTGACCCCTGACAGTCCGCTTGCTGTTCCGTATCCGGTCAATGAGAACGGTGGAAACTTCTTACTCTTTCCAGAACGAGAGTATATCTTACCTTGCCACCATGAGTGATTTCCGGGATTCTCACCGCCATCACCCGTTCTGGCTCCCATGTGAGCACTGACCAGAATTAAATCCCAGTCCATTTCTTCCATGCGTTTTAAAGATATATCTCCCGTAGCCTGAGCCACACCAGTTCTAACAGAACGCGCAACCGCGGTTTCAATGGTGTCTTTTCTGCCGGATGGATATGTGACTGTCACACCATCACTCACAACGTTATTAACTGCCTCTTTGACGGCTTGCGTATATCCGACTGCCCCAGTCATCACATGATTATATGCACGGTCGCATTGCTCAATATAGAGCTTCTGAGCGGCACTTGCGGTCGTTCGTGTAAAGTTCTTCCACTCGCCCATAGTCGCAAGCATATTCCGCTCCATGAGCCTTATCATAGCAGGAGATTGTTCGAGCGGTACAGGGCTTAATCCTGCCGCCTTATATACCTTATCATCGTAGTTCATTGCAGTGATTCCGGCATCTTCAAACGCTTCAAGAAGCTCCTGCTGTTCACGCTTGGTATATTTGGATAGTTCTGCAAGAATGTTCTCTAACAGTTCACCAGATTCCTGTAGCGTTCTGATTCTCCACGCATCGACATTGGTCAGAATGTAGTCCTCACCCCTGCCGATTCTTGCCATCATCCGCGACACGATCTCAGAGATGATATACTGATGTAGTTCTTCAGCTATCTGCTCACTGCCCTCTGTAATTCTTCGTAAATATTCTGGACTAAGTATAGTATATCACCTCTTTCGTCAAAAGTCGTGGTACATGTTTTTATTTTTATTGGTTGACTAAAGCCCTCTTTAGTGAATTATTCTAAATTTAGTGCTTCTCGAATCGCTTCCAGATCATCTGTAGTTAGCACTGGATAATCTGCTGCAATATCTTCAAACGATTCTCCGTTCTTAATGCGAATTTTAAACGCTCTTACCATGATTTTTAATTTGATTCCACTAATTGTTTTCATTACTCTTCTCCTCCTATAAAATCTGCTAACATCAAAATGATATCGTCTGATGTTGTTTCAAGTGTGTCTGTGCGCTTCTCTACCTTGTCCAGTCGTTCTTCTGGCGTAGGTTCAGGCTCTGGGTACACTGGATCATCCACAAGTGTCCATATCTGGATAATCTCAGTATCAGATTCTTTCCAACTTGATTCGTAGTGCTTGCCCTCTACCGTGCTCTCTGGCATGTCTGTGTAGACCACAGGTTTATAACCTAATTCCATTAGCTTTTCAGCAGATGGGTTATTTACCGTACATCCATTCCATGTCACTGTTTTCGGCGCACTTCTTAACATTCCGTTTTGTAGTTTTGCGTACAATTTATCACCTCCTCGTTAGTCCGAAGTATGGGTTTTTATTTTTCGCGATATTTACTTTTGCCTTAATGGTATCTGGTTTTAATGTGCTGTAAGTATTGTATTTCATCTCATTTTTATCTACCTAATATTTTTGTTGTTATCTTTCCTGTATAATTTGCTGGAAATTCCAATGTGAATTTTCCAGTATTTGTTTCATTTCCGATTTGTTCTACTTGTCTTAACATTTGTACGGTATTAGTCTGTATACTATTTATGCTTTTTGACATTTCTAACACGTTTACTGGCTTTGTCCAAATATGATATGATGTGTCATATTTTGTTGCAAAATCAGCGTTCAATGTATAAAATCCTATGTACGCTCCGTTTATTGTCGGTTTACAATTGCCTTTACATTGTTCTATTCCCGTATGCTTTTCTATCTGTATGTATATCCAATATTCCTCATGTTTTTCAGCATTGGCAAGATTAAATTCTACAGTCTTTTGGTCTGTTATTTCTTTGCTTTCATTCAGCAATTCAACCCATTCTTTCATTTCATTTTCCTCCTGTCCATTTATAAGCATCGTTCTTCTGCGGATCATAGTGACACCGCCCAACTCTGATACGCCATACACCCTTCAAGGATGCTGATTTCGTACACTTTATTTTTTTCAACAGTAAAATTGTCTGGAACTGATACATTTGCAGGATGTACAAGTTCTGTTGCTGTAGCGCCACTTCGGAATACGAAATGATATTCGTTAGCTATGCTCGTGTCCTCTGGTGTTGCAAGGGTGTATGTGAGACTTGCCATCTCTGGGAACACATAGAGCTTGTTAGGCTCTAACTCTACGGTGGTGTCAGATGCTGTCTTTTCGACCCTCACGGGTACACCAGACGTGCCGTCCAGACCGTCATTTCCAGTTACCTTTCCGACGTCAGCCTCTGTGCCGTCGCTGTAGTCAATCTGCAAATGTCCGTCTGTCTTAATCGTTACAGATGTGATTCCGCGACCGTCTTTACCGGGTTCGCCCGCTGGACCCTGTTCGCCCTGAGCGCCGGCTTCTCCCTTCTCGCCTTGTATACCGGGTTCGCCTTGAGGTCCGGTGGGGCCTTGTAACCCTTGAATTCCCTGTTCGCCTTTCACACCCTGTTCTCCTTTAGGACCCGGTTCGCCTTGTGGGCCAGCCGGACCCGCTGGTCCTTGGATTCCCTGAATTCCCTGAGCACCTGTCGCTCCAGGCTCGCCCTTAGGACCTGGGATACCCTGTTCACCTTGCGCTCCTGTAATCTCTGCCAGGGTGACAAGATCATTCCACGTTTCGTCTCCTGTATAGCGCCATTGGATTGCTGTTGCTGATTTCCGCAGTTCGATTTCTCTTGCGTCTGCTCCGCCGCCAGAACCGCCTCTGATGATTACTCTGGACAATTCTGTTTCCCCGGACAGCAGCCTGAGGACATTATTCTTATAATCCAGGGCGTCCGCCTTTTTATCTGCAATCTGATTAATCGCCGACATGATGTTTTCTAATGTTGTCTCTCCAGTGCCACCGACAGCTTCCGGTTTTGGGCGTGCTTTAACTGGAATTTTGATGCGGTACTCGGTGTTTCCAGAATTTTCATCTGTTAAAAAGATGAATGCGTAGACATTATAATTCTGTTTAACGTTTTCATTCTCCAGCATGGAATCTGGTATGGAAACGTCAGTTATTCTATCTTTCGTAATTCCGATACGTGTCACTGAACTTCCGCGGGTTTCGTTCAGCGAGAAATGTATTTCTACGGTTTTCGGCATGTTTAGCCCGGCAATTCGAAGGATTTGCCCGTAGTCATACTGCCACAGACCCACGACGTTGGTATATTTTGTTCCGGTATCAAAAATTGCCGTTGTAATGTTATTCATGATCTATTTACTCCTCTCCGAATAATGTTGGCTCATCTGGCTGAGCTTCTTTGACCATTGCTCTAACCTCATTACTCTTCTTCAAAAAAACCTCTCGTTTTGTTTTCCTCTTTGGCTTCTTGTGAAATTTTTTTTGCTTCCTCTTCGGTATATCCATAGAACTTCACTAAATAACGCCAAAATGTTACATGTCCGGAATTTACATAACTGTACCACGCTATCCTGTCTTCTTCTCTGTTGTATGTAAAATCGCCAAAATCATAATTAACTATATACTGGACGTATTTCTTTTTCTTTTCGTCGTAAATCCAGTTAGAATCTGGTGCGATGCCATACAAATCTGCAAATGTATTTAAGGCGTATATAGTGTCATTCAAACAGCACTCTAGTTTATCCCGAACGTCCTTGATAAACTGAATTGTACGTCGGTCGTCTGCTTCTACCTGCGTAGCCGTCACCATACCGGTTTTTTCGTTAAAAACAAAATATCCGTTAGAGAATCCAATCTTATATCCTATCTGGTTTAGAAGGGCATTTATGCCGACTATACGGGTATCTGTATTGAGAACTGGATTAATTTCTTGGTAGAATTCTTTCGCGTCCTGTCCGAATACATTCTTGACAAAATGTGGTAACCTCATCTCATTCCGTCTGTTCTCCATGCTCTGTGGTGACATAGCTGATACAGATGCGCCGTTTGGCATCAGCAGTCTATCATCTGCCAGAACAGTCTTCTGCGAGTCAAAAATTTCTCCGGCATTTCTGCTGTATGCAATGTCGAGATCTTTTAACTCTTCAATGGCTTCGGCAAAAATTGGAAGTCCCAATGGTGTGCTAATATCTACGTTATTTGCTTGTGGTGTCCGCAATACTCCGTACAGAGGTCCATCCAGCTTCTCTCCATTTGCTTTAAGAATCGGTGGTGTGTCTGCCATGAGGTCGGCCCATTTGGTCTGTTTAAGGTCAATCTTATCGCCAATACTCTGAGGAGATTTTGATACATAGGCTCTATTGGAAACATAATACGGATAGGTCGTTACGCCGTCCACGGTGGTTTCAACAAATCTATGATATTCGAGCCTTGTGTAGTATTTCCGTCCAACAGTATAAGAATCCTTGAATATAATCCCTTTGATTTCCTGATTGTCATAATCCACTATCATCACATCTGCCGGAGTAAATACGTCAAGGCTCTCACCGTTTGGCTTGATGAACACCGTTCCGTAAGCACAGCCGTACTCTACCCAGTGCCGGATCTGGAAATATACCTTATCAATCTGTTCCTGTAGCCATGTAGCCCTTGCAGAACCGTCTATCTGAATGCCGATCGCTAGTGTTGCGAGCCGTGCTGTCTCTGAGCAGACAGATTTCGCGAAATTGATCGTCTTGATATTATTCTTATCATCTAACCATTCTGGCGCACCTCTGTAGATGTTCGCACACCGGTTAATCAGTGATTCCATCTCTGGAAATTCTGCTGCCTGGATTTTAAAATCCTCTTCAGCTTGTTTTTTGAATATCATGTTAAACCACCTTTTTAGTGTTGTTATAAGTCCCATTATGCATTGTTACCCCTTCTTCTCCACAATGATTCTGTTGCGTATCTGCAGGCATCGACTAAATGGTTGTTCTCATCAGGATATCCGCTTATAACGTTTCCGTCTTTATCTCTTTCGTATTCGTATTCCGAAAACTCTTTATAAGCATTAGGCGTTCTTTTGGGGTCAATAACGATAGTCCTTGTCTGAAACCATTTCATAGAATACTCCACACTTCCAGGCCCTTTTATTGCGCCCCTTGCTGGAAGTCCAAAGTCTCTATAATCATTGATTGATTTAGGTTCCGCAGAATCGCAAGTAATAGTATAATCATCATATTTTCTTTTTAGAATCTCGTCTGCTGATTTCCTATTACTCCATTTATTTTCGTAAATTTCATCAATGAGATATATCTTTTCAGTGTTATGATTGTAATACAAACGTATAAAAGCATACGGGTCAGGGAAAAATCCCCAGTCACACCCCTGAAATATTTTATCCATGCGGCTGATCTCTTCATCTGTAATATCTCTAATCTCCAGATATTCAAATACGTTCCCGCCGTCACCATTTGGGACGCCCAGGTATTCATGCTCATAGGCTTCTGGATTGATTTCTTTCAGATGTGCTGCATCGTCAATAAACTTCTGTCCAAGCCACTCCGCCGGGGCTTCCAGATAGCTCGAATGATGAATAACTCTTTTCGGGTTAGGCATGAGCTTAATCCTGTTTACCCAGTTTGATTTTGATTTTGGTGGGTTATACGATGAAAAATCATAGGACTCGTCACCACCACGAAGCACTGACTGATTAACAGAACGTTCCTGGGCATCTCCCTTCATTTGATCTTTTTCCTCTTTCCAGAGGATTCCGATATATCCAAACTCCGGTTTAATAGATTTCAGTTTGGTTTCATCGTCCAGACCACGGAAGTATATTGTCTGTCCAGTCTTAATATACCTGATCTCGAGTGGCGACACCTTACATTCAAATTCTTCCATCAATCCCAGTTCGTTGATAGCCCATTTCATGTTAGCATATACAGAATCTTTCAGAGTACCGGCCACCTGTCTTGTAATGCAGGCGTGCATCTGAGGATTATTCTTGATAAGTTCAACAATCTTAAAAGCTACGAACGAAGATTTCAGACCACCTCGACCGCCCTCGAATACATACTCGATATTAGGCTTAATTTGCCGGTTAATATCCACGAATGCCTTGCCGAGTACTCTAGCAGGAAGTTCATATTTGCTTTCGTCTGATTTTGATACGGCTACCAACTGTTCCCATTTGTCTACTGCCTGCATATTTCCTTTAATAGCTTTATCGTATACGGCAGCTACAATACAGGCATTATTATTTGCATCCTCATCAGATATTCCCATTTTTGTGAGTTTCTTTTTTGCGGCAGTCGGCGCAGGATTCTCAGCTATCATTTTTGCTAATTCAGAAAGAGTCTTTTTTTGATGGCGTGCTTGGCCTGATGCAATACCGCCTTTTTTCCCGTTCCTCGCCGCTTCCTCGCCGCTTCGAAACTGTGTCGCCACTCCATTATTTAAATTCTGGTCGTTTGCCATCCTATTAACATCCAATCATATCCTTTCTGAATTAAAACGCCCTAGCATAGTTATAGTTATATACTATAATACCATACTAGGGCACACATAGCTCTCTACCACTTTTATAAATTTTTAAGTTTTTTAAAGTCTGCCAATCAGCTTGGCCAGATGATAATATTCCGCCATGACTTTACGTTTGTATCCATAAAAGTCATTCTCCGTTGCAGGAACCGTCCTGATCTTCTCCATTGTTCGATAGCCAATGCTGTTCACGATACTGTCATAGATTTGCGATTCAATGCCGGGCGCATATTTAATAGATACCTGTAACAGGTTGTATTTATCGCTCTCGCTAAGATTCCGCAAGTGGCTTTGTAATGTCGGTATATCATCCGGCGGCACTCCGTAATCAGTTAGCGTTGCCTTTCTTAACTTCATTTATTTCACCCTCTTCATTCAAGTTCCAGTCACATGGTATGCCTTGAAAACATTCTGGACAGCGTTCGTAGAATCCGCAGCCTTTGCAATCCGCTGGCTGTCCAGTGCAATATTGCTGTAATACATGGTACGCTGATATAGCAAGATTTGGCGTTATGTCTGGTGTAGGTTTGTTATTCATTCGCTTCACTTCCTCTCAGCATCAGGCTCAAAGTGTTATACCCCGGGCAAGTCCTGACCCCGTTTCTGGTATCTCTTAACAGGACGCAGTACGGATATAATGTCATGACCTCATAGACGTGTTCTGTGGTGTCTTCACCGCGCTGGTCGATGTATTTGAAACACTTTCCCGGTCTAAGAAAATATCTTGCACATGCATACGCTTTTGTTCCGAATATTGTACTTGCACTGCTCATTTGTGTTCCTCCTGTAATAATTCTTTATTGTCGAAAATGTTTCCAATAACTTCAATTTCATCACAACATAATAAGTATTCAAAATTCGATCCGTAGTTTTCTTCACCGTTGGTCGCTTTAAAATCTAATTCGGAATTATCCCAAATTATCTGATAAATATGTTCTTTCCCATCATAAACAAGCCAAACAACATCGTTCTCCCAGATTCTCTTCCCGTTCTTGTCGTAAAGTCCCGTGAACTGGCAGAGGGTTTTTGGATCAATTCCCACACATTTCCATCTTACATAATTGTCTACATACAAGATTAAATGTCTTTTACCTGAAAGGTCATATTTTTTCACATAATTTCCCTCAACCCATTCACCATTGTCAATCCGCTTTGCCTTGAAAAGAATTTCTCTCATTCAACTCCACCGTCCTCTACTTGCCCTGATTCTTCTAGCTGATTTTTAACATATGGTTCCGCCTCCCACTTAAGCCGCTGTCCGCATCCTGCACAATATTTGCCAAATGGCTTTCCGATTCCTCTTACCGTTTTCATGCAAACAGGGCAGTCTGCTCTGTTTGTCCCAGGATATGTAATCGGTTTCTTAGGAATCTGCCTTTCCATATATCTTCTATCCGCTGCACTTTTCCCGATTTCATCCGCATATTCTTCAAAATATGTAGATGATCTATCAGCTTCATTATCCAACTGCTTCACAACCTTATCAACGTTAAAAACTGTCGGCTGCTCTTGAACAGTTGTAATTGCAAGATGTGTAAATAAATCCATCGGAGAAACATCATTTTCCGCAGCTTTCTGCTTTTCTTTATCCCAATACCATTCGCTCATTTCTTGAATTAATTTATCAGCGTCAATTAATCTACTCATTCAACTCCGCCGCCTTTCACAATTTTAACTGCTTCATTCGTCTGGATGGTGCTTATCGTACATAATCGCTACACATACAAGACCAGTCGCTCCGAATATGGTCCCAAGGGCAAGTCCTAATAAGAATGTGATCATACAACCACCTCGCTATCCTCTGGTATCTGGTAATCAATATGTCCATTTACATAGGCTTCCTGAATCATATCCAGTACTTTGAAGGCTTTTTCTTTATCCGAATATTCTCCTAGCAGATAACTGCATCCGGTTATGTATGATGTTATAATTGTTTTTATAGGTCCTTCCGCAATTTCAATGCCTGCCATAGAATTGAGATTAATCAATACTTCTCTGTTCTGACTTCTGATTAACATTTTGCGTCCTCCTTGTAATCTTCGATCGCAGCTATTCTGTCCTCATACCCGGCAATTATTTTTTTTAGTCTACAAATCTCGTCGTTGTACCTATGTAAGAATTTTTCTTTTACAAACTGATAATTCGGTACCGTCAACACAATGTACGGCGTTGAATAACCAGAAATTTTTCCGATATCTTCCTTTTTCACATACCCAATGTAGATTCCGTCTGGAAATCGAGTTACTGCTTTGTAGGTTTTTGGCTTCTCGATTACCTCGCATTCCTCAACTCTAATCTTGGAAATATAGTCTCCTAATGTTTTGATTTCCGGATTATATTCTCGGTCACTGTCTAAAATGTAGAAATATAATTTCATTTCCATCCTCACTTTCCCCATGTAAGCAACTACATGGTTAATCAACAAAACTCCATCTGTCCATCATCAATAAACTTCTTTTTCTTCCGGCTTAATGTATCACCCTGCTGTTTCAATCTATCTACACGGGCTTTCTGGTTAAAGTTCGCCATATAATCATCGTCAACTTCTGGCGGTACTTTTAGAAAGTATTTTTCTGGAAGTGGAAGATTATGTTCCTCGCAACAATTTGCAATCTCATTTCTGTATGAAAGAATATGATTTCTGGTTAGATTCATATTGCATCCATCCGCCCAAAATGGATCATTACAGCCATTTTCATTGATGTGCTCCCAGATAGCGCGCTCATGTAATAGGCCTTCTCTTAACAACTCTAATTCCTGTTCCGGTGTTTTCTGCTTCATTCTCGTTCTCCTTTCGCCCATGTAAGCAACTGACACGCTATCAATTTAGATTTACGTTCATTTTTCTTGCCATGGCTTCTATAACTGTCACTGTTACGCCGTTTCCTGCCTGCTTGTATAACTGGCTGTCAGAATTTACGAACTGTGCTTTTTCAAAATAATCATCAGACCAACCTTGAAGCCTGAAACATTCTTTAGGTGTAAGTTTTCTGATTGCTATATAACACTGATATTTTTCATGCCAGACTGCATATACCGTTAATTCTTCCGATATCTGCACGAATATTCCTTGATTGCAGCTTGTATCTAAGGTATTTGCAATTCCATCTTCTCTGATTTCATTAGCAAGAAATTCATGTCTGGAAATATCAAGTTTTCCACTTTCGTAATCCTTGCGGATTTCTTTTCCATATTCTGTGCGAACATTTCTCAGTATCCCGATTGGTTCAACTGCTACGCCATGTCTGTCTTGACTCGTAAGCGTAAACATCGGCTCGCCATCATCTTTGAATCGTCTGCCATTCTGACGTTTTTCTGCACGATCTGGCGTGAGAACTGGAATTGCAACTCCGCTTACTTCGGCTTTATGATTTGCAATTCCTTTGTTGTATCTGGCTTGTAAGCACCTTGCCTTATTGGTTGGCTCTGTTTTTTTATAACTTAAATCAATAAAACACGGCAATGCTACATGATGTCCTCTTCCACCACCTTGTCCGGTATCAAGAGTCTCGGTAATTCCATCAGGTCCAAACACTTGCGTATTTCTTCTATATCCGTCTTTATGTGCAATTATTTGAATACTATTTTTTCCGTCTGTTCCTTCGATAGGAAATACTTTTGAGGTACTTCCCCCTCTAAGATGTCCGATAATAAAACATCTTTCCCGGTTTTGCGGCACTCCGAAATCTTTGGAGTTGAGCACCTGCCATTCTGCATCATACCCCTGCCGCTCCATTTCAATGAGCAGTCTGGCGAAATCCCATCCTCCATTAACACTAAGCAGATTTTTAACGTTCTCAATGAAAAGGTAAGTGGGTTTATCTTCTTCTTTGAGTTGTCCGACAAGGTACATAACTCTGAAAAACAGGCTTGAACGGTTTCCTTGAAATCCGGCTTGCTTTCCTGCAACGGATATGTCCTGGCAAGGGAATCCGAAGCACCAGCAGTCTGCTTTGGGAATGTCTCCGGCATACACTCTTCGAATGTCATTTGCATACCATTCTCCATTTCTGTATTCCTCCTTTAATATTTCTTTCTGTCTTTTCTTGATAGGAATATCTTCCAATGCCTTTCGCTGCTCTTCTGTCAGCAAGTGCATTGAGATGTAACTCGCAGTGGCAAATTTATCGAATTCGCAAAAACCAACGCATTCATGCCCTGCTAATTCCATTCCCCTGCGAAATCCTCCGATTCCTGCGAAAAAATCTATAAATTTCATTTTAAACTCCCATCTTCTTAACCAGATTCTTATTCATCTCATCAAATCTTACATCTGTGTTCTCTTCAATGTCCTGCATCATGCTCAGAACGCTCATTTCGCCCCTATTCGCCATTTCAACATACCCATTGGCAGTTCTTACCACATCAAGCAAACGTTTCGTAGAAAAGTCATATAAGCGTCTCAGAGCCATCATGGTAGTGACAGTGTTGATCGTATTGCTCCAATCCTCACCAACGGTAAAGCCATCCTCGTAGGCTTGCTGCTCTACGTCTTTTATCTGTCTATAACAGATCTGCATTGAACGTCCAAACGCCTGAGTTGCCTGATTAGGAGTCTGAACAGGAAATCTGGTCTTTTTCTTGACTTTTAACTTACTACTCATTTTCCCTTCACCTTTCTGAACTTGTATCCTGTCACTCGGTACGCTCGTGGTGTGCCGGGGTTTTCCGTCTCAAGCAAGCCGCTTTCCAGTAATTCACCAAAATGATTCTGTACGGTATGGCTAGATATACTCAGCCCTGCTGCGATTTCTGGAATACTTGGCGGATAATCATGTTCTTTCAAGTATCTTATGATATACAGATATATGTCTTTCCTTGTCTGGATACCTTCATAATACTTTCTTGCTGTGTTATATGGCATTTCTCTCACGCTCCTTTCTGTGAGTATCATCAGCCCATTTGACAAAAGCCATTGTTAGATAGTCAACCAGACTGTCTGGATACACTTCGCGAAGTTCGTTTGCTCTTTCTGTCAATGCATGCCAGTATTCATCGTTGTCTTCGATTCCATAAAATTCTTTTATCATCTCCCAAAATCTAGGCATAAACATTGCCATAATCGGGATTTCTTCTTTCTTTACACTTGCCATTTTTCCTCCTTGGGGTGTAACTAAGTGTACCTAAAGTTTCTTAATTTCCTATATATACCTTTTTTTTATATATATAAATATACTTTATGGTATTTTCTAGTTACTTTAGTTACACTAAGTAAGAAAAGCTAGTATTTATAAGGGTTTGAGGTGTATCTTGGGGTGTAACTAAGTGTAACTAAGTGTAACTAGCTTTAATCAAATGGTATCTCACACTGACACAATTTATTAAATTCACTTAATTTTCCGACTTTTTTGTAACAAATCTGAGGTCCGTACTTTCCGCATCGGACTCTTTTGCCTCCATTTTCTCTCTCCCAGCCAGTAATACAGTTAAGCATAATGGAGTGAATCTCATTGGAATCGTACCTTGTTGGCTTGCGGCCTTCGTTCCCAAGAGCCTGCTCAAAGAGCATTGCGACGCATACTCGTGGTTCAGATGTATGATCGAGCCATTCTTGGATGATTCCGACCCGAACATCTTCTTCCATGAATTCTTCCTGCTTGCTTTCAACATACTCCTGTAAATTCCTCGGAAGAATCAGTGTAGGCTTTCTATCTGCCTTCTCAAACAGATCCATTGCCTCACCCCATGCGTTCATAAAGTCTGACGCTACGGCTTCGTGATTGTCGAACATGGATTTCAAAACATGATCCTTTCTCGTGACTATCGGAAGGAAACGTCTATTGCCTGTTCTGTCGGTCAGAAAACGGTCGTTATTGGTCGTTCCAGCAAATACACACACTCTTGGTCTCTGCTCCGTTCTGCGGCCATATGGAGGCCTATACGTGTCTACTGTGGATGTCAGAAATGCTTTGATGCTCTCAACCTCTTTCGCTTTTTTGGTGGCCAGTAGCTCTGCCAGTTCCACCATCCACATGCCACGGAGTTTCTCCGGGGCTTTATCCCCCTCGATTATATTAAAGTTGTCGTTGTACCATGCGTTATTGAGCGACAAGAGCCTCAGGAACGTGGATTTTCCAATTCCCTGTGAACCGTACAGTACTGGCATGTAGTCAAACTTGCATCCCGGATGGAATGCCCTGCTGATCGCACCTAACATAAACAGTTTCATGCACTCCCTAGAATACTCCGTGTCTTCCACTCCTAGGTATTCCGGAAGTAATTTATTGATATATCCCGTTTTTCTGTTCCACTTGTTTTTGTAGATATCATTCAGCATATCAACCACTGGATTAAACCTGTTCCGGTTTGCCACGATATTAAGCGCCTCCATGATTTTTTCCAGACTCTTCAAACCATACTTGGATTCAATATATGATTTTAGATTACTGTCATCGCTATTGCTCCACTCCCTGTACATATTCACGTGCTCCCATGGAAGGCTGCCACAGACGAATGGAGAATAGGACAGTTCATTGTATTTAATGTGTCCATACAATTCCTCGTCGTATTCAATAGCTTCGCATATGTTCTTAATGCTCTGAATGATATTGTTATTGGAATTATAATCAAATTCTGGCTCTCTCCGACCTTGCGTCGCAATGCCCTCAGAATCAATATGAATTGGCTTCCCCTTCTCATATTTAGTTGCACTCGATACAATAAGCCTGACTTCTCGCTCAGTTAGCGGCGGTGAACAGGATGATTCATTTTCTGCCATAGTTGCGGCAAAGACTGACTGATCGGATGCGCCTTTTGCCTGCATCATACATGCGAATCTAAAAAGCATTTGGTTTCGCTGCCCAGCAGACACAATATTTGGCATGGTAAACGATGCGCTCTGTCTATGATCGTCGTGATTTAAAAAATACATTACATTATTGTCGGCCTTCGCTAGTTCAAATTCATCTGGCGAATACTCCCATTCGTACCGCCTACCATTCTTGTGAATTGAAGGAGGGGCGACTACATAACCACCATTTCCACGAATATCTACACCGTCAATGATACCGGCACGGTTCTTTATTTTCCCGTCGCCACGAAAATACATGTGATATCCGCCGCGACCGGTAATTGCTGTCCATGTCTCCGGAAAATCTCCGTGCTCTCTTTGCCAATCTGTCAGGGAGTGATAACCATCAATTCCGCGGTCTTCGTCAATATCCAAATCAATAACAAAGACGTTGTGGCTTACAGTTCCTGTCGCAAGACCTATGTTTGCATTTGGATGTTGCTGCCACCATGCTTTTATCTGAGCCGCATCCGTAGTCGCATCCTTGCATCCATTCCTGGTAAGCGGAACTTTATCGCGGTATTTTAACGGGAAGACAGCAAATCCTTTTTTGGCATATTCGATCGCTGCATCATACATACTCGGATATTCATTCATTGCTATCACCTGTGAGCTGAATCGAATTTACAACCATCAAACTCACCCCTTTCAAGTCTTTCTTTTAAATCTCTGTATAAAATTTCTTTTATCAGTCTCCCGGATGTTTCTTCCTTGCAAAAAACCACATTCATGTTGTATCGGACCATCCACGCAACGCTAGAAGCCAGGAATGCATTGGAGTTGAATTTACTTCGATATTTACTGTTTAGAAGATTTTCCCAGCTTGAATTTTCGCAAATGAGATAAATCCTACACTTCTGATCTAATGCTCGCTCAAACTCTCTTTGGAATCTCTCGCGCCCTCTGGTAAAACATGCAGCCAATTCATCTAAATTCATTTTTCGCTCTACCACGCAGAATGGCTTAATGGTTTTACATGTATCGAAAAGCGAACTGCCATCTGGCAGCACTGTATTATAGGTGTAATCACCATAATCCAATGTTGCTCGACTATATGGAGCGGAAAAGGATTTATACCGCTTCTCCGCTCGCTCAGTCGCTTGTTCCCTGGAATCAACAAGAATCTGGAAAGACTTTAAGACTTCTTTTTGATCGAAAATATCCATTAGTTGAATGGCATCTCCTCATCTGTACCGTTTGGAATACTCATAAATCCATCTGAACCAGTGTGTGAAGAATTATTACTGTTCAAAACCCTGTCTTTTGGAAGCTTGTAATCACCGGAGCGGATTTTATCGACTTTGCAGAAGGCTGCTAAATTGGTAGCTCTTCCAACGCTTCCATCGTTCTTCTCATACTCTCTTTCATTGAAAAGGCCGCCAGCAATCTTGCCTTTGAATTTCTGCTCATCCCAGTCAAAGTGATATCCCGGATTGGATTCTTCAAGGGCTTCTGTAAATGTTTTAAAACGTCTCTTTGTCCAGTTATCTTTTTCTGATCCGTCATCATTCGGAATGTTCAGAAGATAATTGCAATGCCATTTCTCGTCCTCACTCTGCTGAGCTTTATATTCTTTTGCATAGAATCCTGCATGTTCGCCTTCTGCAATGTCACAGCTGATTTTTACATACTGGCCTACACTGTTGTTGCAAACTTCGGCTCCAAGAATCTTCACAACGTAACCGCCCTTTGGAAGCACGTCATAATCTCCATAAGCCTGTGTTTTTTCATAATCTCCAAATCTTTTAATTGCCATGTTTTTTATCTCCTTTTAAATATTTGTTATAGTCATAGCACATAGAAATGGCTTCTTCTTTGCTTGAACATTTCCTGTACTCACGAATTGCTTTGTCGCGGTATAATTGATGGATATAATACGATTCACATCTTATTCGATAGGCGTATCAGCCTATTAAAAATACATACCAGTTTTGTTCTCTCATCAAAACTCCTTCATAACTTCAATGACCTTCGTAATATCATTTGGAATATATTCCTCTTCAAATGCTCCCAGTGGCGTTCTTGCAGTGTCGTTATGAGAAGTGGTTGAAAAACAATAGGTGTTTTCCTGCTTCATTGATCTGAGTAACCAGTTAAATTTACTGTCGATATTGTTTTTTTCAGTCTTTCTTCCGTTGGTCTTAATCCTGGTAAACTCATAACCTGCGTCAGTCATTTCTGTTTGCGTGTGGAACAGCAGGATTACTGTCAGATCGTCTCTGAGTTTTGACGGAATATCTACCAAGTCCCAGATGCTCGAGGCGAGGTCCATCCACTTGTCATAGCCTTTCTCTTTACATCTCCTCATTTCGTCCGATACCATAAGATTATTTACGGTATCAACAACGAAATAATGGATATGCGGCGCTTTTTCTGCAATGTTTAAAAGATATTTGACTATAGTTTGTGGAAAACTGGTCTTTACATAATTGTTCTTATCAGTAGAATACTGATCTCTCCAACCTTTCCAATTCAGGCCTTTTCCATCACAATCGCAGTAATAAGTTTCTTCTGGATTGAGATTGCGAAGGGATGTGCTTTTACCACTTCCAGGTTCACCCATGATTCCAATTAAGTTTGCCATATCTCACACCTCCGCTTTGTCGTATACGATATGTTTGCTGCCTTCGATAATCAGAAGACTTGCAATCTGACGCATTGATAAAGTACTCTCATTGTAAATTTCTGTCAGCACATTGTATGCTTCTCCTGTTACTTTTACCGCTGCGTCTTTTTCTACTATTGTTGGTTTCTTTCTCGCTGGAATATGGATTTCAAATTCAGTCATTTCTGTTCCTCCTTATATGATTTCTGAGCCGTTAAAAGCCCGTTCAGAGCCTGTACGTAGCTTGCCAATGTTCTTGCCTTGTATGATTCTTCAATTGGGTTATCTGCCACAATAGAAAGCTGCCCGTCTATCAAATTAAGAATTTCATTAATCCTCTCCTGCATCTTTCTCTACCTCACTAAAAAAACAGTAAACATTGTCAGAACCATCTCCCCTTGCAGGGTTAATACCGCCTCCCGGAAGCAGTCCGCTGGCACTGTGATATTCAAGATGATTCAGGTACATGTCTGGGTTTTCCCAGTCAATGATGTACTGCTTTCGCTTATTCAGCTCTGACAGAAGCTCATTTACTGTCGTTATCAGTTCCATTGTCGGCAGGAGCTTCAGTTCCATTTGATTCAACATCTAACGGGCACCTCCCATCTATTAGAAGCTCCAGCAAGAAAGATTTGATTTTATTAAGCTTTTCATGGCTTTCTTTCTCGTAAAATGGATCAAAAGATACAACCTGATATAAATCCCATTTAAATTCGCCTTTCTGAAGACAAACATCTTCTTTCCTTTTAAGTCCACATACGGTCACACCATAAACTGAATAGTAGAATGTGACACTTGCTGTCGGAACTTCGTTCACGACTCTTTTACAGAGTTCATAAATTTCATCAATCTCTTTCTCGAACATCTTCTTATCCTCCTTATTTCCTGTTACCAGTCTGTTTCCATCTGGCGCACCGCCCATGCTGCCGAGATACCGAAGAAGATGTTCAGCCAGATAGGTATATCCACATATTTCCCGGCAAGCATACAAACAGCAATTAGCATATACTCTTTCATTTTATTTCATTTCTCCCATAATCCACGCAAGGTTGCTCGCCACCAGTGCGGCGGATGTTACAATCCATGCCGTGAACCATTTTCTTGACTTTTTCTTACTTTCTTCGACAATTTCAGTCGCAAGTGCTACTTCGATGTCAGCCCATGTTGGCTGGCTTTCGTTTCTAATTTCACTCATATCTAGCTAATTTCTCCTTATTTTTTCTTATTTGTCTTTACAATTAGCAGATAGAGAACTATAATGTATCTATCCACTAAGGTGTTTTAGTGGTGCAAAGCTCCGGGGTGGAGGTGTCGTCTCCCTCCGGGGCACTCACTTATTGAGAGCCTCTTTGCCTTTCCAGACATGGCCAGTTACTTCATAGACTTTCCTAGGGCTTATGATATATGTGATTCGGCCACCGGAAAGGTTTTTTACTGGCTTGTTATTCTGCACAGCCACACCGATTGGCAACCACCCATACACAATCCCTGCCCGGATTGCTGTAATAGGAAGTCCGATCAGTTGACTCGCATCGGCTACAGTCATATTCTCTGAAGAGAACTCCGGCATCTGTGGAATGCCTGATATAATTCTCGCAACCTCTGCGGCAAACTGATGAATCTGTGCATTCTGCTCTACGTAATTATCAACTGCACTCATATAAACCTCTTTTCTAACTGATACTCATTTGAGCGTTACAGTCACGTATCATCATTACTGTATTGGTGCATGGATGCCAATTTCTGACATATTCCATAGATTCTTCAAATCTCAGCTTAGGAATGTTATTGCGGGCATTTACTGTGAAGTAAGTCTTTATATCCCTGTTGCATTCAGCAAATACTTTCTTGCCAATTTCCTTGTAAGCATTTGACTCTTTCCCGCCAAGGTGAGCAATTACGACACTTGACACTAAGTCCCTAATAGCTTCCTGCTGTGCATAGTCAATAGTCATGGTGTTTTCAAGTCTGTTAAGCCGTTCTTCGTGATCTAAGAATCCTGTCGCAATAACCTGTATCTGTTCAACTGTCGTCAGTGGTTTCCGGTATGAGCCTGTCTTTCTGATTGTCGGAAGAACTTCATCCATAACCCATGATTCGAATTTCTCTGCTGATGGAAGTTTCGATTTCATAATCAAGCGGTACAAATCTCCCTCTGTTATGAAACTTGCTTCCTGATTCCTGCCGAGAGAATCTGTGAGGTGGTGTTTTACCACCCCACGGCAATGCTGTTTAAGTGCATTAACCGTGTCCTTGTAACCAAGTGCTTTCGCAACGTCAGCTCCAACAAAATACGGTTTCCCGTCAATTTCTATTGTTCGAATTTCTCCGAACTCTCCTGAATTAAAAATCTGTAATTCGTTCATTTATGCTCCTTTCTCGTTTCCTTTCTGGTCAGAATCTGCTTCTTCACGAGTATATGGAATCTCGTTAAAATCCCGACCTTTTTCATATTTAAAAATACCTCCAATCTCACATTGGTTATATACTTCCTCTGTTACATAATAAGTAGCTGTGTCATATTCTTTTTCTTCCTCATTGTAATCACGAATATCTATTTCATAAGAATCCGAATAGTAATACACATAAGGCATTACAGTTGTATATGACGTCTTTCCATTAGTATGAACCGTAGAGATTAGAACTGTTTCTGTATGCGCAGGAATAAATTCTTTATTGTAAATTTCTCCCTCTTTCAGTTTCCCTTTACAACCAGAGAGAAAAACAATCCCTGCAACTATTGGAATAATTAATAATTTCTTTTTGATATATACTCACTCCCTTTCATGCTATACCTATTGTATTTTCTTTCCCATCTACCTATAATGCATTTACAGACACCGACATGCCGAGTATAACGAAAGGGGAATTATATGGTTGAAACAATTACACGACTGTATCATTGCCACAAGATTCACAAACACGTGACTGTTTATGAAGAGTATGAGGTTTCTGATAGCGGTCGCCACCTACTGCGGTGCTCATGTCCATATCATCAATACACGGAAATGAAGCCGCACTGTGATGGGTATAATGACCATGGTTTTCAATGTGGTTATGCAAAAAATCAATAACCAGGCTCACTAACTCATCCGGTCGCTCGCTTGGCGATAGGTAACAGTAAAGCCGTAGGTCACATTTGCAACAGTCTCCGTCAGATTCTTTGCAGTGTTGACTGACGGCTTTGTTAAATTGTAATGCATCCATTTATTCTCCTTTCTGCTCTGGAATTTTCGGTTCAAGAAACTTGTCAGTCCCAACAGATAACGCCCCGCAAATTAATTCGTATTCATCGAAATCTAATCTGCGATTTCCATTGAGAGAAAGATTGAGTTTCTGAACAGGAATGCCAGTTTTATTGGCGACAAATGTCTGTGTTATGCCGTTGTTCTCAAGGTATGACTTAATTTTTTTACCAACGCACATTTTCATTTCTCCTTTCTGTTTGAATTTCGTTCTCATCGAACAATTACAGTATAACTTCGAAATATCCGAATGTCAAGAAGAAATTTCGAGAAAATCGAAATTATTTTATTGACAGTTCGAAATTTCTATATTATTATTAATCATGAAAGGAGGAACCGATAATGACATTTGGCGAGAAAATCAAGCAAGCCAGAACGGCAAAGAAGCTGACTCAGAAGCAACTTGCAGAAAAAATCAATGCAAAGCATAATTCAATTAGCGACTGGGAAAAAGATAAGTGCAAACCAGATATGGACACCATTGAGCTTCTATGTGGCGCTTTGGAAGTAACACCAACATACCTCATGGGTTCTAAAAGCGATGACGATTATGCAATTATAATTGGAAACCTTATGTCGGAACCTGACATCTTAGATTTTATCGAGGAATATAGGGCGCTCGATAAAGAAGATAAGAAAGCAATAAAACAAATAGTTTCATCGCTAAACAAAAAGAGCAAGGGTTAATCCCCTTGCTTCTTTGATTTCAGGTACTTAATAAGAACCATATAGATAAATTTCAATTTACCCTCGTTCTCAGTATTTTCTATCATCTCAATAATCTCTTTCTTATAATCCATAAATAACCCTCCCTGTCGCAAATACCACCTACACTACAGTATATGTCCGGCTTGCGGGAAATAGAACCGAACATTAGTTCGTTTTTGCTATTATACCACCTATCCCGACTCTTGGCAACTGCCAATGATATACATGAACTCTCACTATTTTATAGAAAAAAGCATTTCTTTTTCATCTAAATCACTCTATTTCGTTCTAAATCTTTACAATATGCTCTTAAAATGATAAAATAAAAATACCACGAATAACCGTACTTTACATAATATTGCAAAATCAGCGGTACAAAATACATAATCCGCATGGAAAGTGCGAAGCGTGGCGAATAAAGCTATTAGGAGGAGCAATTCTATGAGTAAGAAAAAAGGCGGAAAACTTAAATGGGTAGTTTTGGCAGTCGTTGCCGTTGGTGTTATTGGTGCCGTTGGTGGAAATTCGGATTCAAACACCACATCTCCTTCCGGCACATCTGCAAAGACAGAATCTGCAAAAGAAGTCGATACACCTGCACCAATTGAATACACATCCGTATCAGTCAATGATATGATGTCTGATCTTGACAGTAATGCAATGGGCGCATCTGATAAATACAAAGACAAATATCTTGAGATTACCGGAAAGCTCAGCAACATTGATGCAGCCGGAAAATATATTGATCTTATGGCTGATGGAGATTTTGAGATTATTGGAGTCCAGTGCTACATCAAAAACGACGACCAAAAATCCAAAATAGCATCTATGTCAAAGGGCGACACCGTTACTTTGAAAGGAAAATGCACAGACGTTGGAGAAGTTCTTGGATATTCTCTTGACATTGAAGAAATAGAATAAAAATAAAAAACCGCCCCGGTATTGGCGTACCGGGACGGCGTTTATACATCTCCGGAGAGATGCTGTATTCTGGCAAAACATATTGTATCATCTTCGGAGCAGTCGAACAAGACAGAAAATTTGTTCGGCTGTTATTTTTATACCTAAAACAGCTACATAAAGAAAAGAGGAATAAAAATGGCGAAGAAAAGAAAGAAATATCCAAAGTTACCGAATAACTTCGGCTCTATCCGTTACCTTGGCAAGAATCGAAGAAACTGCTTCGCAGTGCATCCACCAGCTACACAAGACGATACTGGCAAACTAAAACGTCCACCGGCAATCTGCTACGTAGATGACTGGATAAAAGGTTTCACTGTCCTGACAGCATACAAAGCCGGCACGTATCAACCCGGCATGGAACGGACTCTTGAGGTGTCCCCTACAACCGACATAGATACTCTTATAAGCCGCTTGATTGCCGACTACAATACAATTAAGGGCGTAGAGGATAAGCACCCGGAAATCAAGAAATTGACGTTCTCAGAGGTATATAAACAGTTTTATGCGTGGAAGTTCCCAGAGGGGACAAAACTGTCATACAGTTCAAAGGAAGCATATCGGACAGCTTATACAAACTGTACTGTTCTGCATAATCGCATATTCGAAGATTTAAAGGCTCCTGATATGCAAAAGGTTATTGATGATTGTAAGCTGAAAAAGCAAAGCCAGATGGCTATTTTGACTCTGTTCAAGCAGATGTACAAATATGCAGTCTACTCAGAAATTGTGACAGAAAACAAGGCGTTATATGTCCATGTCAATGCTGATAATGACACCGAACATGGAACACCATTTTCTGATCAGGAGATGCAGATACTGTGGAACAATGCGGATGATCCAGAAGTACAGCTCATTCTTATTATGTGTTATTCTGGTTGGCGGATCGGTGAAGTGTTAAAACTTACGACCAACTTAGAAGAAAGATACTTCCAAGGTGGAATCAAAACAAAAGCCGGTAAAAACAGAATTGTTCCGATACATTCCGCTATATACCGTTTTGTCGAACAGAAAGTGCTGGCACAAGATGGAAAACTATGCGTATATACTCAGCAACATCATAGAAAAGCACTGTTCTATCCTACACTGGAACGATTAAAAATAGTCGGCGATCCGAAACACACGCCGCACGATTGCCGGCACACCTTTTCCACACTGTGTGAAAAATATGGTGTCCGGGAGAACGACCGAAAACGAATGCTCGGCCACTCATTTGGCGGAGATGTTACAAATGCTGTGTACGGCCACAGGACACTGGAAGAACTTCAGACAGAAATAGAAAAGATAAAAGTTCCATTTGTGACTAACTGTGACTAACGGAACCCATTTTAATCTTTCTAAAACAACCGAAATATCATTATCGAAATGCCGGAAACCCTATTAAAATCAACATTTTCAGCGATTTTACAAGGATTTCCCACATTTCATTTTCATTATTCTAATTTTATTGTTTGTGACCAACAAATAGGAATTGAGAATTTGCGCAAATGCCTGTAAATACAGCGTTTTGGGCACTATTATATTAGGAAATAATATTTTTATTTGTGACTAACGTGTGACTAACGATAACGGTCTAAAATTTCCGAAGTGATACTAAATATGTTTATAAATAAAGTTCCCGGGGAATTAACCCCGGGATGTTTTTATATGGCAATCAAATCTTTCCATGTGGCGGGTCCACAGATTCCGTCCACTTCCAGAACTTCTTTTCTGGATTCCTGATAAGCTTTCAGAGCGTAAATCGTGTTCGCATCTGCTGTCCATGTAAGTTTCAAGGCTTTGCCGTTTTTGCCTTTAAAGCCTCTGGCTCTTAAAATTTCCTGTAAGAGGAGCACAGATGTGTTTTTATCTCCTGCTTTTACTGTTTCTGGATTAAACATATATTTCTCTCCTGTTTGTATCGTATTGGATGGTATTTTATTAATGTCAGATGGTTTATTCACTGCATTAGACACAATGCTATAGTCTGGTGTGCAGAACTTAGTTCCGGGCATCTGACTGTTAAGGTAACTTTTAGCGCATACACCGCCACCATTTGCGATAATACCGGATGCACCGGAAGTATTACCCTCTATTGTGTAAAATCTATCCCCGATTACTGCAGTAACCAGTCCAGTATGAGTGAACATCCCGTTATGATAAAAGATAACAACATCACCAATTTTCGGGTTTGCGTTCCGGGTAAACAGTTTTCCCAGTGTTGGACAGTACACGTAAGGCCAGTGTTTCAAGAGTTTCTTTGCATTATCCAGGCCAAAAGCTTTCATGAAACACCAAGAGATAAACGCTGCGCACCAGGGCTGTCCTTGATAATCCGGCTTAATGTCTCGCCAATATTTTGTATAATTTGCGGATCCTGCATTTGCTGTTTTGTTATCAAGCTGGTTGTTACTTTTCTTTTCAAGATAACCCTCTTCATTTTTCGCAATTAGAATAACTTTTTCAATTTCCTTGTCCACGTCTGTTCCTCCCTCCTGCTTTTTGCTTTCTGCATAGTCTTTATAGAACACATTTCTGTCTACAGTTCCACTGATGCCTGGTATCTTCGCTTTGCTGGAATACTGCCAGCCCACACCAAAGTCCGGCCGGAGTCGTTCCTGTAAAGTACCGTTATCTGATGCCGGATAACGTGCAATCCAGAAATCGTATTTTTTCAGATGGCTGCAGATTACGTTCAGGTACCAATCCACATTGCAATAAATACCAAATTTATATCCCGCTGTCGTGATAATCTTTTCGAATGCTTCTGCCAATTTATGGATCTGTTCAGCTCCGAGGCTTCTCTGATTATTCCATTCCAGATCCAGCCAGACCGGATACTGCAGTTTTCGCCCGTTCAAAACTTCCACTACTTTTCTGGCTTCACTCTGTATCTCCGCAACTGTCATGGCATAACTGTATTTATATGCTCCGGTTGGAATGTTATGTTTCTGACATCCGGAGTAATTTTTCTCAAAGCAGCTATCAATCACGTTTCCGGCTTCTGTGATCCGGAGTATCGCAAAGCCCATACCATAGTTTGCTACGGTATCCCAGTCGATTGCTCCCTGCCATGCCGAAACGTCTATGCCTTTATATTCTGCCATCATTGTACCTCCTGCATTATCGTGTAGATTGTCTTTACTGTTTCATTATAATCTGACCTAGTGATTCAGATACCGCGTTATCAATTACTCTGTTATCATTCCTGTGCCAGACTTATAGATATATTTATTTCTAATTCTGTCATACAAACAAAGCGTTCCGTCCGACTTTTTGACAGGAATCATATCTGCTACAAGATTACTTCCAGAATAAATCTTTGAGTAGTATATTTTTCCTTTCAGCCCAGCACCAGCAGCTTCACCATTTTTACTCATACAACCAATGTAAAATGGACTTGTCAAAACAAAGTTCCCTACTTCATCTAAATTGACCGTATTGTTTCCAAATGTTGCAGTTGCTCTGTTCTGCTTGATAACCCAGACATCTTCCCAGTATGGAGCATTTTTTGCCGCGCTGGATACCCCACCTCTAACAGCATAGAAGTTATCCGTCGCTGTATAGCCGTACTTGTAGTTATTATCTCTTGCACCACAGATATACATCGTTCCTGATTTGATATATAGCTTTGTATCTGTATTCGTGTTCTGATCAGGCAAGATTTCTGTGTTAAAATAACAGTTTCCGTCAACGCTGAGTGACTCTAATTCCGTGTGACTCTCACCAGGTTCAATTGTATTCTCAGTAACATTAACTGTACACTGAGCTGTGTGTCCGCCATCATCCGTTGTTACTGTAACTACAGATGTACCGACAGCTTTTCCAGTCACCATTCCATTGCTGACGGTCACATTTGAATTATTTGTGCTCCAATTAACTGATTGATTCGTTGCGTCAGAAGGTCTTACGGTAACTACCAATGTTACGCTTTCTCCCTTTTGTATATTTAATGTACTCTTATCGAGAGATACGCCAGTCACAGGAACAACAGTCGGAGTTACGGATGCAGCGACACGTCCTGCGCCAAGAAACTGAAGTTGTTGATCAATAACAGGACTGTAGAATGTACGATACCATGGTTCCGTAGGATGCACACCATCACCAACCCCGCTATTCGCGTTTCGCGTATATTTGCCTTTGTTTTTAGATGTCATTGCAATCTGGGCATACTTACGCATATCAAGATATGGCATATTCCATTTTTCACAAATTTCAATTGCTTTCGACATAATACTATTGATATAGGAGTTGTCTTTCGCGAAACTGTGCGGAATAATGTACAGCTTAACAGCCAAAGGGTACGTATCCATAATGTATTGTAGTGCACTCTCAAATGCGCCACAAAACGTAGCCGTATTATACGAAGCATCATATCCAGATTCGATTGATCCGATTGGAATACTATTATTGATGTCATTAACTCCACCGTCAAAAATGATCGCATCAGCTGCACCAGTGTAACTCCTAATCTGCGTTACGATCGGTGTGCGTTCTGGGTTGGATGTAATGGCAAAGTTCGCACCAGATTCGGCTTCATTAATCCAAGTGGCATCTGGATATTTTTCTTTTAACGGCTGCACGACGCCGGTGCCTTCTTTCCATCCCCAGCCAGCCATAATGCTGTCACCAAACGCCACAATTGTCTTCCCTTTGTACGGATTTATCACTTCTTCGCTCACTGAACCACTACCAGAGGCACCCCTTGGAATGCCAAGATTCAGCACAGGATTTTCTGCTGTTCCTACAATTGATGCAGTAGCGCGTTGTCCTGCTTCAAGCGTGTCGACTTGGCCAATTGTAAATATAGGCGTTGCACCCACTTCACCTTTAGGACCTTGCGGTCCAGTAAATTCTCCAGCGTTGACCATTTCTGAAATGTCTTCGATTGAACACAAGCGTCTTACATCATTGGCTGCAAATGCAATGTACAGGGTTTTGCCAGATGGAATGGACGGGTCATTACCAAGGATTGCGACAGGTTCCCCGGGGCGAACCTTTGACGTATCAAAATCGGCGTACATACCGCGCCGGAACTGTATTGTATATGTGTCAGCCAT